ATGGTGATTTGATTTATGGCACAGGCTCAGGGACTTTTACACGCAGAGGAATTGGAAGCACAGGAAATGTGCTCACAGTTTCAGGTGGCGTGCCAACATGGGCAGCGCCGGCAGGATGGTCTCCAAATTATCAACTGCTTAATGCTGGTGGAACAACAATGTCAGGTTCGAACACGATTACAATTTCAGGCATTTCAGGAATCAACAGTTTATTTATTCGCGTTGGTGGAGATAACTTAGTTCGAAATGCAACTGCAAATGCTACTTACAGGTTGAGATTAAACACGGATAGTGGTCAAAATTATTACTGGGCAGGTATCACCGTTGATCATGGAAATACTGCTTCAGTTTCTACAACAACGGTGGATAGTTCTTTTAACTTAGGTAATTTTGGTGCAACGGCAAATAGCAGTTATGTTATTTCTTCAATACAAATTGACGGTACAGGCACGGCAGGAATCAAAACAATTTCGGCAACGACCGGTGCAAGTGGTGGAACGCAAACATCATCACAGTCAGGAAGTTGGATTGGTTCGTACAACGGAACCTCAGCAATTACAAGTATTTCATTGGTAAGTAATGGAACATTTAGCGGAACAGGTCAGGTATTTGTATATGGAGCATAAAGATTTTACAGAGACAATTATCAATCTTGAAACTGGTGAGACAACAGTTAGAGATTACACAAAAGCCGAAATTGAACAGGTCATGGCTGAACGCGCAGAAAGCGAAGCCAAAACTGCTGCCGAAGCAATAAAGGCAATCGAAAAAGCTGCACTACTTGCTAAGTTAGGTATTACTGAGGACGAGGCTCGCCTCTTACTTGGATGAAACCAAAATTATCTAAGTCGGTTGTTCAATTAAGAGAACAGGCAGACGATGCTTATCCTGACAGAAAGCGTAACTCTGACGGCACAATCGGAGATGCCCGGCACTCAACCCGAAAGAGCGATCATAACCCTGACCCTGATTCAGGGTATGTCCGCGCTATCGATATCGATGCTGATTTCGACACATCGTCCTCTACAGCTGCTTACATTGCCGACCAGATACGAATTGCAGCCCGAACAGATAAACGCATTGCATATGTTATCTTTAACAAAAAGATTGCAAGCGCTAGAAGCCTCTGGCGTTGGAGAAAGTACACGGGAGTCAATCCACACATCAAGCACATCCACGTCAGTTTTACAAAGGCTGGCGACACGGATTCGAAGTTTTTTAACATCCCGTTACTAGGAGGAACAGATGACACAAGATCTAAAGAAGATGTTAGCAAGTTGGGGCAGAGCATTTCTGACAGCTGCTCTTGCACTTGTCGCTGCCGGAGAGACTGACCCTAAGAACATTGCTTATGCTGGTGCTCTAGCAACAATCCCACCGATTATGCGCTGGCTAAATCCTAAAGATGAAGCCTATGGTCTACGGTGACCGCTAATGATTGGGCAGGGCTTGTCCTTGCCATTGCCTCGACGCTTACTATTGTTGTTGGCGGTTTGCGTTATTTGGTTCGCGGTTGGTTGTGGACTCTTACGCCGAATGGTGGATCATCTCTCGCTGACCGATTGGCAAGAATAGAGACACGCCAAGAACAGATGATGGAATTACTTAAGAAGTAAGGGACACTTATCCACATGGCAAGAAAACCTACTAAGGCGCTAGAGGAACAAGGTTATTCAAAACTGGATGCTTACTGCATCGGTTTACATGAATACTATAAATCTCTACGCAAAGCAGGTTTCAGCGAGGGCATCACTCTATTTATGATTACTGATGTTCAGTCGTATCCAGGTTGGATCTTGCCAGATCCTATCGAGCCAGAGCGGTTTGGTGACTATGAGGACGACGACGAGGACTAATGACAGTAAAACGAATTGCTTGGATATCAGATATTCAGGCACCGTTCTTTCATGAAGCAGCAGTCAAGAATCTAGGCAAGTTTTTAAGGGCTTACAAGCCTCACCAAACTATTTGTATTGGTGATGAGATTGATCTTCCTCAACTGGGAGGCTTTGCTCAACCATGGCAAGAGGTCGAAGGCAACATCGATGAGGATCGTAAACTGACCTTAGAGATTCTCGAATATCTTGGCGTTACTGACGTTGTTGGCTCAAATCATGGAGCGCGTGTTTACAAGTCTTTATCGCGCAGACTCCCAGCATTTATGAATCTACCTGAGCTGCGTTATGACAAGTTTATGGGCTATGACAAGGCTGGTATTAAGTACCATCCAAACGGATTTGATTTTGCTCCAGGTTGGCACACTTGCCATGGAGACGCTTTCCCACTATCAAACAAGCCTGGACAAACAGCCCTTAACGGCGCTGTACGCATGGGTAAATCAGTCGTATCTGGACACACTCACAGACTTGGGCTATCAGCCCACTCAGAAGCCTCTGGAGGCAAGTATGGGCGTATCGTGTGGGGTGTTGAGGTTGGCAACCTAGTAGACCTTTCAAGTCCTGGTATGGGCTACACGAAGGGTTATGCCAACTGGCAGATGGGCTTTGTTGTAGGTACTTTGCATGGCAAGCGCTTTACGCCTGAACTTATCCCGATTGACCCTAAAGACGGATCATTCATTTATCAAGGCAAGCGCTGGGGTTAATGGACGACTTCACGCCAGACATTAGACGCACACTCGATGATGCGGTTGATGAGGGCGAATCGTTATCGTTTCGTTATCAAAATTAACGTGTAATTGTCTGCCAAATGTGAGACCGTAATCCAGTAAGCAACAATGCTTACAAGAACGGGAGCAATCAAATGGATCTACAAGTACCAGTAATTGTGTTATTACTACTTGCTAATGTTTTATGGTTTATTGTTGGTTGGGGCAAAGGCTTCGAGGAAGGCAAGCGCGAAGGCTTGGTAATTGGCAAGAGCAGTCAGCGCGTGAGTGTTAATGCGCGCTAATGACATCCTTGACGAAGCAAAAGACCTCATTGCAGACAGAGGTAAAGATTACGGCTTGGCAGCTCTCAATCACCTTCGAATCTCCAAACTCTGGAGCGCCTATCTTGAGCGCGACATCGAGCCTCACGAAGTCGCAATCTGTATGGCACTTGTCAAAGTCTCACGCTTACAAGAAACGCCACACCACTCAGACAGTTACAAAGACGGCGCAGCATACATTGCGCTCGCTGGACAAATTGCATCAACTGACTGGGCTGACCTTGACAGTTATTAAATCAGCCCCTGGAGTTTGGTGCGATTACTGCAAAGTGCGATTTGGCGCTAATTCAACACTTGGGCAAAAGGCTGCAAGTTATACGGTGGTAAGCAATCACCCAAGAAGTCAAGGGACACGACGACACTATTGCAACAGCTGCGCCATCGAGGTTCAGACTTGGGCAGACGGTACAGTCTGGTCACTACCGGAACAAACCGAGTATCTAATGAAACAAGAGGAGTTACCAAGTGTTTAATTTGGCAGATTACGAGACAGTTGAAACCCGATTAGAGAAGTTCATCAAAGACTTCCCGGACTTTCGCATAAGCACAGAACTGGAGTCATTTCAGAATGATCGATTTATTGTTAAAGCATACTTATATCGAACTTTCGCAGATAGCGTGGCGTTTTCGACAGGATACGCTGAGGAGAAGGTTACTGATCGCGGTGTTAATTCAACTTCAGCGCTGGAGAACTGCGAGACTTCAGCGATCGGTCGAGCACTTGCAAACGGCGGTTATGCAGCTAAAGGCAAGAGACCATCAAGAGAAGAAATGAGCAAGGTCGAACGACTCAGCGCTAAGGACATCGCAAAGGCAAAGGAAGTGCCATCGTTTAAGACTAAAGAGGAAGCACTAACTGCTGATCCTTGGAGTAATGAACCAATCTATGGCGATGTAACACAGCCTCCAGCAATAACAGCAGCTGAGGCGATTGCTAATGTTCAAGGCATTCTAGGAGTTCAAAACCATGAGGAATGCGAACATGGTGATATGAAGTGGAAAGAAGGCGAAAAGAACGGACGCGCTTGGGGTGGATTTTTCTGCCCAGGTGGCAATGTAGCGCCAGCACAGAACTGCCCTACTCGTTGGTATAACTTGGAGTCTAACGGCAAATGGGGCAAGCAGAAGGCGAGAGTTTAATGGGATTTGTTGAAGTCAAGATAAATGGTCAATGGATGAACCTAATGCACTTGACCTTAAGATGTCAGTTATGCAATGAGGAAGTCATATTGGCTCACGTCGCCAAGATTGAAAATGCTGATGCACCAATCAATGCGACTTGGACTTG